GGCAACTTCAAGCTTTGTAAATGCTTTTGACATTTTGTGTAGTGAATCCGCTTCTTTTATAGATGGGGTACACCCGCTCATAAGACCTGTTTTTGTGACAGCTACAATAATAACTGTGGCTGTCATCATCTCGTCCATGTGCGTAGGTTTCGTTGTATGGACCTCTAAGACTGCCGCTGGGCTATTCCTAGCGCTCTTAGGATTCCTTGCAGATGGTATCTGTTGTGTGCCAGATTTGCTACTAAAGTGGTGGCGTTCCCCTCGGAATGCTATCCCTCCCCAACCCCCATTATTCAAGGATGTCTTGCTCGAAACAAGACTTTGTGATGAGAAAGGTCATTACTACCCTTACATGCTTGATGGTAAGCAATATAAGGTTAGAATAGTCGAGTCACGTGAATTAAAAACTAGCAGAGTCGAAATGGCCATTCCCGGTTCCTATTTTTACCCTGCAGGAACGCAATTCACCGAGAAGAGTGGGTTGGTGTCTTTTAGAGACAGTCAGTCCAATGTGATCGGAATGGGTTGTAAGACGAGTTTCAGGAAGAAACCTGTTATTATGACTGCAGAACATGTGTGGAACTTGCTGTTAGACACCTCGGGGTGTTTGATTGAAACACACGGAAAGGTTATAGAGTATATTGAAGCTGAGTGGGCTATTGTCTGTTCAGTCTCAAGTCTTGATGTGGTTTTTCTAGAGCCGGTAAATGAATCGACTTGGTCTAGACTCCCCACTAAGGGCTCAGTGACTTTAGGGGTTCCAACCGCTGGCAGCGTGATTACCACCTGGGGGTATGACAAAAACTCCCAGTTCACGCGGTCAGCTGGACCCTTGCATTCAGTGCAAAATCAACCCTTCGCGTACGAACATGAGTCTTCTACACTTCCTGGGTATTCAGGTACACCTATATTCCACAATAAACTTGTGGTAGGTGTTCATCTCGGGCACACAGGAAATGGCAAGAACCCTAGAAACACTGCTGTCGGCAATTTCTGGGCTTTGTTCTCTTTGATGAGAAAAGAAGAGTCCGCTAATTACTTTATGAGAGATTACAATATCGAGTGGGACAGACCCACTAGAGACATGCTCAAGTCTGGTAAGATGAAGCGAATTAAAGTTACAGCATTTGGGCACGATGCAGATGTGTATATCGGTGAAGGAAGAGTCTATATTGACAGTCCTTATACTGGGCAAGGCAGGGCTGACCCCTTAGCTGATGAACAGGATTTTGAGGACCACATAATGAACTTAGATCCCCGAGAATACATTTATGAATCTGGTAATACGGATTTTCTCCTGCGCGACTCGAAGTCTCCCAATCGAGTTGCGAAGGCCTCGGCTACTTTGCCTCCCCGGCAAAGTACACCTGGGTTGAAGAGGGGGAAAGACAAGCACACCCAATGTGCTCCAATATCTATTATGTCGGCTCCTGTACAGGAGTCGGCAATTCCAAAACCAAGAAAGAGAAACCTGGCTGTCTCAAAGAAGCAGCCAAGGAAAGACCTTCCTTGAATAGTTGGGATTTTCCAGAGGTTAATGCCGCTGCTGAAGAGAGATCATTTTTGTGGCACCTCAACAAGTGGCGTTCCATTAAACCAACAGATGAGATGATAGAGTATTATACCAAGGCTGTAGATAATTTATATGCGCGATTGCCAAAAACCACTGTACTCAGCGTGTTTAACAGGGAGTACAGTCCCAACAACAAAATAACCCTTGACAAGGAAACTTTAGAATATGGTCCGCTGCGATCACGAAAATGGATTCCTCGACAGGGTACCCCTATTGCTTGGGGTATTCCACCAACGCTAAGCTGTTTGAAGAAGAGTTTGATTTTCTTTACAACTCAGTTGTTGAACGACTTAACTTGTTGTTACACTTTGATGGGACCAGTCAAAGTCCGGAGGAGTTAGTTCAGATGAGGCTGATCGATCCGATGAGGTTCTTTATTAAGAACGAACCGACAAAAGTTGCTAAACTCAGGGCTGGAAGACAGAGGTTAATTTGGAGCCTCTCCAGGGTTGACAACTTAATAGCAGCTCTACTCTTTTCACCGCAGAATATTGCCAACAAACTCACCTGGTCCACCATTCCATGTAAGCCTGGAATGGGGCTCACGGATGATGATGTTGCTAGTATCTGTGATTCCGAATATGGTAAAGCACTTTGGGAAGAAAGAGTAACCAGTGATGTGTCTTCTTGGGATTATACTTACCAGAGTATTGATTACGAGATGAATCTCACTCTCAGGACTAGGCTTTGTCGAGGCAAAGATTTAGACTGGGGGAGAATCGCAAGATCCCATTATTACTGTGTCCAAAGAGCTGTTTATGTTATGGCAGATGGAAGGATGTATGCACAGAGATTTGCTGGGATGATGAAATCAGGATGGTTTCTGACATCCAGCGACAACTCTGCTGCAAGAGTCATGGTGGCTGATGTAGCTCAATCTCTAGCGGAGGGCTGCTATCAACACACAGATGCAATTGCCAACGGCGATGACTGTATCTGTTATTCCAGTTGTGACATAGACTCATTGATAATAGCTTACAATTCACTAGGTAGAACACTCAGAGATATCGTACCAGTTCGCAACGGAAAACCGTTTGAGTTCTGCTCGACTATGATGTGTACCGATGAGCATGGTAAGGGCGTTGGATACCCTGTTAATGTCGATAAATTAATCTTTAACCTTCTAGGTGACCAGTCTAAGAATGCGACACCACAGGAATCTCTAGCCCAATTCAAGTATGAAATGAGAAACCACCCTCGGAAACGGGATATTTTCGACTTTGTCGAAACATATCTTGATCCGTGAGGTAGGCTATTACCACAGGTTACGAGTCGCTGAGGGCGACAACAACAGTTTGGCAACTGTGACCGTATCTAGCAGTCGATTGAGGATAATCGGAAGAACCTCTAATATGGTTAATGGAAAAGAAGTCGTCTTATACAAGCCTAAAGGATCTAATGTCGTCTACTACGACAAGAAGAAACATGGCAAGCGTATGTACAATGGAGGAAAAGCCGCTATCACTACCACCCCAATTTCTGATTTGGGTTCTAGTATTGGCAACGGTATTGCTTATGTCGGGTCTTTGGGTACTAACACTAAGGCCGGCCGTAAAGCAAGTAAGGGAATGGGGAACTTTATCGGTTGGATAATGGGTACTGGTGATTACCGTACCAATTTTCAATCCTCTGGAGTCCCTTCATTCGCTAAAAGTGAATCTACTGTAATTACACATCGCGAGTATATTAAAGACATCTTCTCAGGCGTCGGATCACCGTCGGCCTTTAACATTGAAAAGTTTCCACTCAACCCCGGACTTAGCACCACTTTTCCTTGGCTTTCGGCTATAGCTTCAAATTATGAAGAATACGAACTTCAAGGTTGTGTGTTTGAATTTAAATCTAATTCTGGAGAATCTGTATCAAGTGCCAACACCGCTCTTGGTTCTGTCATCATGGCAACCATGTATGATCCAACCAAACTCGGTTTTGACACCAAACAGGGTATGGAAAACTATTCCTTTGCTCAGGCGTGCAAGCCTAGTGTTTCTATGCTGCATGCTGTTGAACTTAAGAAGTCTTTATCCCCCATGAAGCAGTTATATGTCAGGGGATCTGGAGTCGATCCAAATGAGGATCTTCGCTGGACAGATTTTGGCAATTTCTTCATTGCCACTGTTGGACAGCAAACCACTGGGGTCAATCTTGGTGAGCTTTGGGTCACTTACAAAGTTAAGTTGCTCAAGCCCAGGCTTCCAACCACGGTGGGGGCTTCGGGTTTTATTCCTGGATCTTTCGTAACAGGAGCAGTTTCTACTTTAGCTAACGCTTTATTTGTAGCTGCTCCTGTTCCTAGAGGAACACTCAATCTCGTCACAATTCCTACTGGAAACACTATATCTTTTGATATTAATCCTTCCAGCTATTATATTTTGACTGTAGTTATATCCTCTGGCTTTGCTGCCACGGGCCCCATATTGCTCAATAGCACCACTAATTTAATTCCTTTTCCGAATTATTATGGTGCTTCTGACTTCTATAATGGTCCTACTGGCACAGCGACAGGTCCAGCAATCTTAAGCGCAGCTTTCAAGACTGCACCCTCAGTCCAGGGTGGTCTTGCAAGAGCATCGACTATAATTATTGCTCCTTACCTTAGCGGATCCGCTCTTGTCACTTCTGTTTATGTACAACAGGTTGACGATAGCTGGTTCCAACAAGTTTAGGGGCCCCAGGATAAACTGTAAAAATCGACCTTACTAATCGAATCCTAAGCCAAGTAACAGAAAGTAAACTGTCTAAACTGCACCTCAC